GCGAACAATGTCTTCTACACCAAACTCTATTATATCAAAAGAAGGCATTTTACGCAAGACCGTCATAAAATCAACAATACCATTTCTTTCATTTGTTTTGATCAGATCACTTTGAGTCGCATCTCCACAGAACATAATTTTAGAGTTCTCACCAATACGAGTAATAATCGAATCTAATTCGTGAAAATTCAAGTTTTGAAACTCATCCACGATAATAATGGCATTATCAAGAGTTGTTCCACGAAGAAATGAGGTCGACCAGAACTTGATAGTCTCTTGTGACTTCAAGTTTCCATAAAGCATCTCAAAGTCTGCATCAGAAGGCATCTGGAACATATACTTCACCATATTCTTATAAGGAATCTGGTAAATATCTGCCTTGTCTTCGTGAGTTCCGGGAAGGAATCCAATCTCACGAGTTGCCACAAGAGACCTTACAAGATAGATACGCTCATAACAACTTCTCTCATCGAGAACTTCACATAGTGCATTATAGAGGGTAATAAAAGTCTTACCAGTACCAGCACATCCATAGGCAACAAGATGCTTATCCTCGGCATAAGAACGAAAGAATTTTTTTTGATTTTCGGTAAGTGGATCAATATCAATCAGATATTCAAGACCTAATGGTTTTTTACGTTTTGCCTGACGAGTGGTAAGACCAACGCCAATCGGTTGGTCTGCTCTTTTTCTTCTTGCCATAAATGTTTACAGTTTTTTTACATTTGATCCGGGCATCTTTCCTGCTCGATCTAAAATTGTGTTCCAAGAGGGATGCTTGGAGGTTAATTTATCTCTCCAATCGAATGCCTCTCCGACATTCATTTGTGAAGGTATAAGTGGTCTAAGATGAGGATTTTCTTTAAGATATGGTTCTTTTTGTGCCATATACATCCATTCTTCAAAGATTTCACCGGTTTCTGTATTCTCAAATCTATAAGTAGGCAATTTATTTCTCCATAGTATTTAAGAATATTTATTCTAGAGTAATTGAAGGGGCATCTTCACACTCGGGACAATTCTCACGAATCCAACCAAGTGCCTCTGATACGGCAGGAAACTGACAGGTAAAAATACAACGAACTGCCTCTACAATATCTATATGTTCCTTCTGTGTCCCATTGGCAGATCGAAGGTTGATGTAATGTATCCAAGAACGCACAGAGCCTGTCATATACAAGCGTGTGGGCGTTGCTAGGGGCAGCACGAACCTTGCACACTCCTTTGCTACACCTTGCGTTAGAAGAAAATTATATACGTCTTGAGCATCACGAAAGAGGTCTTGTATCATTTTATTCATAGCAAACACTTGTTCTTCTCCAAGATCATCAATAGAATTCTGACGGTTCTTTGTATCCTGACGACGAAGTTCTGGAATAGGAATCTCTTCGTCCAACCAAGCCACATCGGCATAACGTTGAGAAAACTCCTGAAATGTAAAACTTCTATGTCGCAAAATTTGAGCTGCCAGTCCTCTGGTGGTATTGATTTCCACAGTCATAAATGCCTGTTCGAACACAGACCAGTGATTATGTTTAATACAATATCCCAGTAATTTCGCATAGTTAGGATTTTCTTGATTACTAGGATTTGAGACTCTGGCAACATACGCCATTGTCTTTTCCGCATTAGGAGTGATACTAATGAGTTTTACATTCATTTTCCAAATCCTTTTAAGGTTTCCATATTAAATTTTGCGAGTTTTTGTTTAGCAATTCTCAAATTAGATTTTATTTCTTTCAGTTGTTCATCCGAATACAAATGATCTTGTTTGATCAATCTTTCTAACAGTTTAATTAAATGTTTTGCCTTACTCATTCATCGTCCTCAAAGATTTCATCATAACCCAATTCTCTTGGTTCAATATCATCAAACCGATATGCCTTTATATTAGAATAAACTTCCGACTTGAGTGCATCCAGAAGTAGTTCCATATTACGAATAATAAGTTTTACTTTTTCTTGGTCCATTACATTAATTCACAGAGAATACTATTTTCTTTTTTTCTCTTTGGGAGCCTGATATTTCCAGAGTTTTGGATTAATTTTACCATATCCAAAATCAATATTCTGAATCGATCCAGAACCAAACTTATCATAATACATATCAAATACAGTGACTCGTGACCCTCTTACAAGATCAAAACAAATCTTTTCATCTACAAGATATCTAATAATATAGGTATCTCTTGGTACATCAGGAGTGCATACATCGGCATATGATCCATTTTCAACTAAAATCTCACAACCATATCGTGTTTTACAACTTTCTTTTTCTAATGGTGTCCAATGCTCTGGATTGCTTTTTGTATTTTGTTCTTCCATCATAACCTCACTAGACACATTCATGAACGACCTCCCCATTTAATTTCTGGATATGCCTTCGAAACGAGTTCCTTTGTGATTTTATATTTGGTTTCAAGTTTCTTATCCTTAACCAGACATAAAATCTCTGCTTCTAAAGGATGGAGTCCCTGAAGAATGTTAATAAACATTGTTTCTCTACGAAGAGAACTGAGTCCATCATTACCGCCCTTTATAAAATTATAAAACTTTTCATATTCCTTACGAATAGATGAGAATCCCTGATCTTGCGACCCCAATGAATTAGATCCAAGTTCGCCCATTTTACTGACGGCATCTTCTATTTTTTCACTCAAAGTACCGCTAAATGAACCTAGTTCATCAACACCAGAATAAGGAACCATACCTTCGGGAAGAGATGATTTAATCGTTTCATCAAAGTTCCACACAAAAATTGCCGTTAACGATGGGTGCTTATATTTTTGCAGAACCTCAACTTTTTTTACATTCGATCTTTGTTTCTGTACAAGATTAAAGACCTCAAATGAAAATGGATTTGATGGTAACTCTATGTTTGTGGTTGTACTAACCTTTGCTTTTGCCGCCGTCATAATTGTTTAATAAGTAATAATTATAATAATATTTAGAAATTATATTTAACTTTCTTCTTCCTCATCATCTTCTTCATCATCAAAGTATCCTGGTTCAAATCTTACCGAAACAATCTCCTCTTCGATGAGTTCCCCATCCTTATTAAAGAACTCGGGATGATAAGCAATCTGTTTTGGTCCCTCTTGATGCGTCATCATATATTCTCTTGCAATCCAACCAAGCACAATTCCCAGTATAAAGAATAATACGGTTAAAAATGAACCTAGAACTAAACTAGTTGCTAACATTTTCTTTCTCCCCGGAAGTTAATTTACTTTCCTTGACTGAATCGAAAACTCAAAATAGATTGTGAACTCTCTTTTAAGAATACTAATCAGTTTCTCAAATATAATATGAAATAGTTTTGGTTTTTTTGTTCTTCCTCCAGAAAGTATGAGCTCGACACCACGATTTGGTTGTATATTTTTATTTAGGTCTGACACTATACTATTTGATGCTCCTTAAGAAACTTGACGGTATCATTACATCCACCCAGTTTTTGATCATCACAAATAACTTGTGGAAATGTTGACCCTTCCCCAAACTCGGCATAAAACTCTTTTTTAGTGAAGTGCTCTCCTAAATTATAAACCACAAAGTTACTTCCTGTCAACTCAAGAACTTGTTTGACCCTGTAGCAATGTGGACAATCTTGTTTTGAATAAACTGTAAAATTCATTGATCACTCTTCTTCTGCTGCTGCTTCTTCTTTTGCTGCTGCTTCTTCTTTTGCTACCACTTCTTCTGTTTCAGGAAGAGTAACACCAATCTGCTGAAGATACTCAACAACACCTTGTAGTTTAAAAATCATTTCTCTCTTTTCTACCACTGCATTATTAAGAGTTTGAATTTCTTTTGCAAGAGATTCTCTTTGTTGTAGAGCACTTTGTAAATGTTGTTGTTGTTCAGTCATTGTAATTTAAATAAATTCTAAGTTATTTATAGCATATTTTGGATACGGAAATCAACCCCTTTAAGAAAAAAAGGAGAGCATAAAACTCTTCTCATTGACCACCAACTCACCTCTTCATATCACCAAAGAGGGATCTTCATTCTCAAAATTGCAAGGATGTTGAAGACTTGAATATT